TCAGCATAATGAAAGCAATACATAAATTATATCCTGAAGCAGCAAAAACTAAATGGAAAAGTGATACTGAAATGTATGCTTGGGATAAAGACGGGAATGAAATTGAATTAGATTTAGATGCTATTAATAACTGGGTAGACCCAGAAGCATATAAAGATAAAAGACGAGAAGAATATCCTACACTACAGGATTGTGTTCATGCAATATTAGATAATAACCTAGAAGAATTGCAAACTAAAAGACAAGTAGTAAAAGACAAATATCCGAAGGGGGATAAATAATGCCAACAACAATAAATGGCTCTACAGGTGCTAGTCAAATACAAGACAATACTGTTAGTAATGCTAAAGTAGCAGATGATGCTATTGGTCTAGCAGAGTTATCAGCAACAGGCACACCATCTAGTTCTACATTTTTAAGAGGTGATAATGCTTGGGCAGCAGCAGGTGGTGGAAAAATATTGCAAGTGCAAAGTTCACAACGAACATCATCGATGACTACTACATCTACTTCTTATTCAACAATACAATCAGTATCTATAACTCCATCAGCTACAACAAGTAAAATTATGATTTTTTGGAACACTAATGCAGGAACAAATGGTGATGTAGGTCATGGGTATCTTGCTTTATTTAGAGATACTACTGAAATTGGTAGTGCAGATACTGCTGGTAGTAGAACATCAGCTCAAGCAGTTTTTAATACAGGAGCAGGACAACAAATGAGTTATGCAGGTTCATATTTAGATTCACCAAGCTCTACAAGTGCTATTAGTTATGTGCTTAAAGTAAAAGGTTCTAATACAAATACTTTTGCTATTAATAGGTCAGCTAGAGATAATGATGCTGCTGCTTATGATGGTAGGTCTACAACAACAATAACAGCTATTGAAGTAGGAGCATAATATGAATCATACAGCAATATACGCATTATATCCTCAAGCAAAAACTATATATGACCAAGAAGATGGTTCAGTAATAGTTGTTGATGATGATGGTAATAATGTAGAAATAGATGAAACAACAGTTAATGCTTGGGTAGATCCTAATGCTTATAAGTATGCTAGAGAAGAAGCCTATCCATCTATACCAGACCAATTAGATATGCAATATTGGGATGAAAAAAATAACACGACTACTTGGAAAGATGCAATAGCAAAAATAAAAGAAGATAATCCTAAACCTGAATAAGGAATAATAAATGTTTGGTATAAGTACATTTTCAGAAGTTCCTTATAGCTCATTAGCTAGTTCTACATTTAATGGAATTTCTGCAATTAATGGTTCTGCAAATGTAACTGTATTAACTGAAGGTCAGTTTGTTTATGGAACTGGTAGTGTAAATGGCACAGCTAATTTATCAGTTATAACTACTGGTCAGATTGTAAATGGTGCTGGAAGTATATCTGGAACAGCTAATCTTGCTGTTATAACAGCAGGTCAAATAGTATTAGGTACTGGTGCAATAGTAGGGACAGGAACAGTAGTTGCATTAACAGCAGGGCAATTTGTTTATGGAACAGGGTCTATTTCTGGAACTGCTAATTTACAAGGAATAGGTGGATTTACAGTATCAGCAGCAGGTAGTATTACTGGTTCAGCAACTTTAACTGGAAGTGGGTTTATGACTTTTGCAGGTGATGCTTCAATATCTGCAACAGGTACAGTAATAGCAAATGGACATATTCAAGGTGATAATTGGACAATAGTTCCAGTAACTTCAAACACATGGAAGAGGATAGGGTAATATGAGTAGAGATAAAATATCAGAATGGTCAGCAACAGCAGGTTCTAACACTGATGTAGGTGGAATTAATATTAATGAGGGATGCCCTCCTGCAACAATTAATAATGCTATAAGAGAAATAATGGCGCAAGTTAAAGATTTTTCTACAGGTTATGATAATGATAATTTTGTAGTTGGTGGTAATTTTACAGTAGATGGCACAACAACTTTAACAGGAGTTCCTACTGGACCAACAGCAGTTGCTGGAACAAACACAACTCAATTAGCTACTACAGCTTTTGTTCAAACAAAAGTAGGTACTGTAGGCACAATGGCAGCTCAAAATTCTGGTGCAGTTAATATTACTGGTGGCACTATTACTGGTACAACTATAAATTCAATTACTGTAGGAAGTAATGGTGGTGGAACAAAAACTGTTTCCTCATCTAATCCTAGTGGTGGTTCTGATGGTGATATTTGGTATAAGGTAGATTAAATGACTATCTATGTTAATGATGGAACTAACAAAGAAGTCAGAGAAGTGCTTGTTAAAAGTAGTGGTGTATGGAAACAAGTTAATGAAGTATATGTTAAAAATTCTGGTTCTTGGGAATTAGTACATGGCGTTACTTATGTAAGTTTGTCAGGCGATTCTGATGGATTAATAAAAGATTTTAATTTAGCTACTTATTTAAGTATTTCTTATCCTACAATTGTTGATATAACTATTGCTAGTGGGACACATTTTGTATCTACAAGCAATACAGTTCCAGCGTTTAATGTAGGTTCTTTAGTTGCAGGAAGCTCTGTAAGACTTTCACTTCCTACAGATTCTAGTATTACTGGTAGAGGTGGTAATGGTGGATTTGGCTCTACAAGTGAGGGAACTGACCCAATAGCAGGTGATTTTGGTGGCACAGGACTATACACAAGATTTCCATTAACTCTAACTAACAACTCACTTATCGGTGGTGGGGGTGGTGGAGGAGGTGGAGGTGGAACTCGTAGAGTTTATTATGCTGCTGGTTCTGGTGGCGGTGGAGCAGGTGGCTACCATGAAGCAATAAATTCTGACCAAATTATAGCATCAGATGGAAGAACTGGTTTATCTCCTGGTACTAATGTAGCAATACCAGCAGGTGTTGGTGGAATTGGAGCTGGACCAAGAGTAGATAGAAATGTATCACCTAGAGCTAGTGATGGAACTAGAACAACTGGAGGAGCTGGGTCTTGTGATGCTTTTTCTACAAGATGTGGTGGAGCTGGTGGTAATTTAGGCGTTGCTGGTTCGTCAGGAGTTATGAGTGGTGGTGCAGCAGGTAATGCGATAGATGGACATTCTTATATTACCTATGTTACAGCAGGAACAATATCAGGAGGTCAAGTAAACTAATGGCTACTAAACGAGTACAATTTACAGACTGGAATCCAGACCAACCAGATAATGCAGGAAGTTTAAATGATGCAAAAAATGTTATTCCTGTTAGCATTGGCTATCAGCCTTTTCCTAATGCAGAAGATTTTAGTGATGCAGCAGCAGAAAATATTAATTCTGTTTTTGTAGCAAAGTTTGATACAGAGGTAGTATTGTTTGCAGGTGGTGCTACTAAAATATTTAAATTTAATTCAGCTACAGAAGCGTTAGAAGATAAATCTAAATCAGGTGGTTATACAAGTACATTTGCTTGGAAATTTGTTCAGTTTGGAAAAACAGTTTTAGCTGTTAATGGTACAGCACCTATTCAATATTGGACAATAGGAACTTCAACAGCTTTTGCAGATGTAGCAACCTCACCAACAGCAAAACAAATAACAGTAGTAAGAGATTTTGTAGTAACAGGTAGTGTAGCAACAGGAGCTTTAGGTCGATCTACAGTAAGATGGTCAGACATTAATGATGAAACTGATTGGACAGCAGGTTCTACATCACAATCAGACTTACAAGTAATTGCAGATGGTGGTAATGTTGTTGGATTGACAGGTGGTGAATTTGGTTTAGTCTTTTTAGAAAAATCAATAGTTAGAATGAGTTATGTAGGTTCACCTTTATTCTTTCAATTTGACAATATATCAAAAGGATTAGGTTGTTTAACTGGTAATTCTTTATGCCAATATAATAATGTTTCATTCTTTTTAAGTGATGATGGTTTTTATAAATGTGATGGTAGTCAAGTTCAAGCTATTGGAAATGAAAAAATAGATAGGTGGTTTTTTAGCGACTGTGATTTAAGTTTATTAAGCAACATGACTGCTTCTATAAATCCGGCATTAAATATTGCTATTTGGAATTATGCTAATGTAGGTGGTGGTAGAAGTATGTTAGTTTATAACTGGACATTAAATAAATGGTCAAGGGTAGAAACTACAGCTACTGTTCTAGGCAATATAGCGACTGTAGGAACGACTTTAGAAGGTTTAGGTACTTTGGGGTACACCGACATAGATGTATTACCTGCATCACTAGATGCAAGATTATGGGTAGGTGGTAAATTTTTATTTGCAGGAGCAAAAGACACTAAAATAATAACTTTTACAGGTTCTACTTACAATAGTGAATTAGTAACAACTGATTTAGAAGATGGATATAATTCTGTAATTAATTTATTAAGACCACAAATAGATAATGGTAGTGCAGATGTATCAATAGCTAGTCGTAGAGAACTAGATGATTCTATTATATTTGGAGCAACAGTATCTACAACATCAGAAGGTAGAGCTAATATTAGAACTGGTGGTAGATACCATAGAGTATCTGTTAAACCTACTGGCTCATGGATAAATGCTATGGCTATAGATGTAGACTTTAAACCACAAGGCAATAGATAATGGCAAGAATGTATAGGACATTACCTTATCAAGGTGGTGAACCTAGAGCTGTTGCAGAAGTAGTTAATAACAGTATGAATGGTAAAACAAATAATACTGGTAGCGTTACTTTAGCAGCTAGTTCTACAACAACTACTTTAAATGATGAAAGACTAGGATTTGATAGCGTAATACTATTATCACCTTTAACTGCTAATGCAGCAGCACAATCACCTTACATTTCTACTCATGCTAAAGGTAGTGCAGTTATAACACATACAAGTGTTGCTCATACAGATTTATTGTTTGCTTATATTATAGTAGGTTAAGTGTTATTATTGTAGTATGAAACTTAAATTATATGTAGTACCTACAAAACATGTGCAACAATTTTGGTATTTAGCAGAACCATTATTACAAAAAGCATTAGATAAAGGTAGTGGTGAATTTACTGCTGAACAACTTAAATTATTAGTAGCACAAGGACAACAACAATTACTTCTATTAATGAAAGATGATAGATGTATTTGTGCATTAACTGTGCAATGGATTATGTACCCTAACGACAGAGTTTGTTATATCACTTATATAGGTGGTAAAAACACTAAAGCAGGATTTGAACAATTTAAAAATTGGGCAAAAAGTAATGGTGGAACTGCTATACAAGGTTCTACTAAATTTGAAAGTATAGAAAGACTTTGGTCAAGACTATACAACTATAAAAAGAAATACACATTAATGGAGCTGAAACTATGAAATTTTTACCAACCATTTTTAAAGTTTGGTTATTAAAATTACTTTATAAAGATATTGCATCTTTAGGAAATGATGGCGATACAGAACTTGCACACATTAATAAATGGGAATCTAACTTATTAATAGCACATGGTGGTTCTGGAACTATCAATACATCAACAGGATTAAGAGAATATAAAGGTGGTGGTGGTGGTCAAACACAAACAACCAATCAAAATATTGACCCTGCTATATTGCCTTATATTACTTATGGTTTAGATGAAGCCAAAGATTTATATGGTGAAGCTGGTCCAACCTATTATCCAGGAAAAACTTATGTAGACCAATCAACACAAACTAGAGAAGGATTAGCTTTAGCAGAAGCAAGAGCAAAAGCAGGTAGTCCATTAATACCAGCAGCTCAAACTCAAGCATTAAGCACAATAAGTGGTGATAGATTATCAGCAGGAAATCCTTACTTTGCATCTATGATGGCAAGTGCAGCTAAACCTGTTGTATCAGAATTTAACAAAGCTATTAGAGATATTGGTGGAAGAACAGCAGCATCTGGTAGATATGGTTCTGGAGCTATGGGTGAATTAGAATCTACAGCAACAGAAAATCTAGCAAATGCTTTATCACAAAGAGGTTCAGAATTAGCTTATCAAAATTATGCAGCCGAAAGAGCTAGACAAGATGCAGCTATTAATCAAGCAGGCACACTAGCAGGGCAAGATTATTCAGACATTCAACAGTTAATGAATGTAGGTCAGGCACAAGAAAATCAAGCATTAAAAGAATTGCAAAGTGATATTGCGAGATATGATTTTGGTCAAAATCAACCACAGCAAAAACTGCAATCTTATTTAGCAGCAGCTTATGGTGCACCTACTCCAATAAACCAAACTACAACATCTAGTGGAGGAGGTAAATAATGGCTTTTGTACCTTATATGGTAGGTGGTTATGCAGTAGATAGAATCATGGGTGGTGATGGTATGAAAGGTGCTTTACTAGGAACTGGTGCTAGTTTTTTACCTAGTATGTTAGCATCTGGAGTAGCATTAGAAGGTCCAACAGCAGCAGTATTAGAAGGAGCTACAGCAGCAGAAGGACTTGCAACAACAGGTATGGGAGGTATGCAAAATTTAGGATTAACTCAAGCTGTTCCATCAGGAACAATGATTACTAGGCAACCTGCATTTGGTCAAATGATGGCTGAAGGCATTAGTCCATTTACTCCACTTGGCACTCCTTTTGGACAATCAACTGGTATTTTAGGACAACAAATATCTAATCAAGCACTTAATTCTTCTTTAACAAATGTTCCAAGTTTTGTTGAACAACAATTAGGCAACACTTTTTTAGATGATGGGTTAAATTTATTAAGTAAAGGAAAATCTGCTATTGATGAAGGTTATGCAGATATGTCTACATCAGATAAAATGACTTCTGGTATGGGAGCAATGTCAGTTGCAGATAAGCTTGCAACACAACCACAAAAAATGATTAGTCCACCAGTTCCACCAGTAGACAGAAGAAATCAAATACCTACAAAAGGTAAACCATTAGTAACTCAAATACAAGGCATACAAAAAACAGCACCTTCAGCTATGATAGGACAATTAAGTCCTAAAGAACAAGAAAAATACTATTCATTATTAAGAAGCATTTAGGAAAAATAAATATGGCAAATTACTTAGATTTTTTAAAAAATATAACTAATCCTTTTAAAGGTGTAATAGACACTATTACTAAACCTGTAGATGAAGGTGGAATTAATATATTAAGTGAATAAGCACCAAAAGAATTTGAAGCAATAAAAACTGCTGGGTTATTAACAAACAAAGAATATCAAGACGCATTGAATAAAGCTGATATGAGAAGTAAGCGTAATGCAATTGTACAAGGATTATTAGGATATGGTTTGCAAGATTTTAATAAAGGTTATGGTAGTGCTTTTGACCCAAGATACTTAAAAGCAGGATTAGCTTCTGCTATACCAGCAGCTCAAAAACCATTTGATGAATTAGCTCCTAATGTTATGAACATAGAAAAACTTAAA